GGCTGGGAGGTCCACCGCGTCCGCCCCGCGATTTGGCAGAAGGCCACCGCCAACATCGGCACCAAGGGCGACCTCTCAACCACCGCCTGGAAGAACAAACTCAAGGCCCGCGCCGGTGAGCTGTATGGTTCGGTGCCCGGCCTCAAGGTGACGCTGGCCAACGCCGACGCCCTGCTGATCCTCGACGCCGCGATGCGTGGCGCCATCAACTAACTTAACACGTGCTTAACATTGTTTAACATTTGTTAAGTTAACTCAACCACACTGAGCAAACAGGCCAAAAGCCAAACCACTTTCCCACCTATGAAACAACCCATTCCCGTCAACGAGCAGACCACGCAATCCCTGGTCACTCCGCCCGTCCCCATCAAGGACACGCGCTACATCATCCTGCACGACGGCACTGTCGCCGCCCGCCTCAAGCCCCGCCGCAAGGGCAACATCAACTACTGGTCCCTCTCCGTGAACGGCCACCTCAAGGTGCTCAACCAGCAGAGCATCGACGACATCGCCGCCGGCAAGTAGACTTTCCTGCACCCATGAGCAAACAAGCCAACACACCCACCCCCGCCGCCGCGGATCTCGTCAAGGCCATCGCCAAGGTCGAGAACCTCGCCGCCAACAAGGTACTCAAGACGGACAAGTTCACGTCCAAGTACATCACCCTGGACGTCATTCTCGACGCCGTGAAGCCCATCCTCGCCGAGCACGGGCTGGCCCTCAAGCAGTCCGTCATCAGCGAAGACGGCCGCATCGGCATCGCCACGGACATCATCCACGAGACCGGGGAGGTGTTCACCTTTGGCCGCCTCCTCATCAAGCCCGAGGGCACCGCCAAGAACCATAACACCGGCGACGTCATCATCGTGCCCTTCACCGCCCAGCAGATTGGGTCGGCCATCAGCTACATGCGCCGCGTCTCCATCTGCGTGGCGCTGTCCTTGGCCGTGGATACGGACGACGACGGGGCTTCCGCGTCGAGCGTGCGTCCTACCCTATCCCCCGCCGTCAAAGCGTCTCCTGCGGCCAGCCAGACCCCTCAAACCATCCGTCCGTCGGGCTACCTTGCCCACCCCGAGGCCGCCGTCCGCGTCCTGCAACGCAAAGGCTGGCTCAAGGAAGGCCAGGGGCTGGTCGACCTGACTGCCGAGCACCTGTCGAGCATCGCCAACAATCCGGCCTTCAACGCGGCCGTCGCCAAGGAGGCCCAGGCTTAATCACCATGTTCAACCCCAAGCGATTTTCCTGCCGCTATGACGCGGTGGTGCGCACAAACGAGAAAGGCGAAACGACCACCTTTGAGCCTATGCTTGAAGAGAACTCCGGTAAATACATGCTCGTCGAAGAATACGCCTCTCTTGTCGAGAAGTACGCCGAACTAGCCGAGGCCGCTAAAATGGTAATGATGGACAACGAACACCTGCAGGACCTCCTGAACAGCATTTCCGACAACATCAAGATTGCCAGGTTCAGGACGCGGAACTGGAAGAGCGACAACCAGAAGGGAGGCCAGTCGTGAGCGACTTCCTCACCCCCAGCGGCCAGCCCTTCGACCCCATCGCTGAGGCCATGGCCAACATCCAGCGCATCAACGAACTCGCGGCCGCCAAGGCCCGCATCGCCCAGCTCGAGAAGGCCAACGAGGAAATGCGCGAGGCCGGCGACCAGCTCTGGTACGTCGTCCGCCACGCCCAGGAGTGCGAACCCCAGGACATCATCGACGCCTGCCAACAGTGGGCCGACAAGCGCCGCCATGGCTGACATACCCAAGTCTATCGAGCGCCTCGTCGAGAAGGACGGCGTCTACCTCTACGGCCTCCTGATCTTGCTGGACGGCGAGGCCTACTGGGAGTGCACCGCGTCGACGGCCAAGGGTTTAGAGACGACCATGCGGGCCTGGCGCATGCACACCCTGCCCACCCTCAAGCGCTCCAACGTCCGCTACTTCGTCAAGTCACCGGGCGACATCAAGGAGATCACCGCCCCGACCAAACTATGAGCCCCCAAGAGTCCGCCCGCGCCAACCTCCAGCGCCTCTCCTCCGAGGCCAACGCCCTGCAGTCCTACCTGCTGGCCTTCGTCACCCAGGCCGACATCAACCGCATCGGCGAGGACCTCACCCGCCTGCGCGCCGTGCTGGCCGTCACCGACCTCAACCACGTCGACGACGTCCACGACCTGGACGAGCTGCGCGAGCGCCTCAACTCCCTGCGCTCCGGCGTCTCCGTGCTCCTGGTTTCCCTGCACAACATGCACGAGAAGGCCGAAGGCATGCACAACACCATGGCCTCCATCGAGGACGCCGTCGACAACCCCGACGAGATCCTCTGACTATGCCTAAAGCGAAAAAGAAAAAGACCAAGCCCGTGGCCAACTACCTGACTCAACTGGAATACGGAGATAAGATTATGTTCAACGGCCAAACCTTCTACTTCGTCAGTTCCGTTGAACGGAAAACCCAGCCGAACTTCTGGACTGACCCCGATGGGTTTGGTGTCTATACCGATGCCGTCGAACGCACGCATACCATCCAAGTGGTAATGCAGAAAGACAAACCCATCCCCTAATCACCTTTAGGGGTCGCCCTGTGTTTCGCCCGATTGGATCCGGGTATGTTCCATAGTTCACAGGGCACCCCTCCCCTTTCCATCACCCCCCGATAACATACAGCAAACATACAACATGACATACATCCCACCCACCATCGAAACCATCGCCGCCAAGGGCCCCATCGGCACCCGCGCCGACTACGACGCCATCCCCGGGCTCAACCAGACCATGGCCAAGGTCCTGCTCCGCTCGCCGGCCAAGTACAAGCACGCCCTGGCCAACCCCCCGAAGGCCACCGCCGCCCTCCGCGAAGGCATCATGACCCACGCGGCCGTCCTGCAGCCCGACCTGTTCGCCCGCTACAAGCCCGAGCCGGACGTCAAGAAGAACACCAAGGAGGGCAAGGCCGCCTACGAGTACTGGAAAACCACGCTGGCCGAGACCGACATCCCCTGCGACTGCGACGAGTACGACAACGCCCTGCACTACGCCGACGGCCTCCGCGCCGTGATGGCCGCCCACGGCATCCGTGTGCACGCCGCCGAGATCGCCCTGTCGGCCACCTACATGGGCGTGGCCCTCAAGGGGTCGATTGACTTTATCGGGGTGGACGGGGTCATCTACGACCTGAAGACCACCCGCGAGGAGGCCACGGCCTACGGCTTTGGCCGCGAGCTGCAGCGCAACCCGGACTTCCGCCTGCAGGCCGCCTGGTACATGCATCTGTGGAAGCTCGTGTTTGGCGAGTCCCCAGCCGGCTTCCGCCTGATCGTCGTCGAGAAGGAAGCCCCCTACGAGGGCGCTGTCTTTGAACTCGACCAGGAGCTGATCGCGGACGGCGGCATCAAGATGCTGGAGGCCATCACGACCTTCCAGAAGTGCACCGAGTTCGACACCTGGCCGACCTACCCGGCCGAGATCATCAAGGTCGAGCCCTACAAGAAGCCCGGCGAGGCCATCCCCCTGTCCTTTTCCTAACCACCCAACCACCCAGAACAAATGAACCAGCCCCCCGAGCGCCCGGCCCTCAAGACCATCACGAAGTCCGGCATCTACAACCTCCGCGTCTCCAAGCCCAAGGTCGAGAAGGTCCGCACCTGGGACGACGGCACCATGTCCTGCCGCGTCTTCTTCATGGACGCCGAAGGCAACTGCCTCTCCCAGTCCTACGGCACCAAGTACGCCAACTCCCTCGCCATGATGGTCGGCAAGATGTCCGGCCAGTACGTCAGCGCCTTCGCCGGCCAGACCCCCGAGGACTACGTGGCCTACGTCTCCAAGGCCGCCGGCAAGACCACCGAGACGCTCGTGGAAGTCACCCCGGGCGAGCCCCGCGACGGCCAGCCCACCTACAAGTACAAGCTGACCTGGGCCAAGAAGGGCCAGACGCTCACCCCGCCCGACACCTTCTGACCATGAGCGACAAGCACATCATTCTGGTCTGCGGGTACGCCCGCGCCGGCAAGGACACCTTCGCCAAGGGCATCATCGCCGGGGCTTCCAACCGCGTCGGCCGCTTCGCATATGCTGATCGGCTCAAGCGCGCCCTGGAAGTCGCCGCCGATGAACTTGGCATCGAAGTCGATTACAGCGACGACGCCGAAAAGGCCATCGACAGGCCGCTCTTTGTCGAGTTCGGCAAGGCCATGCGCCGCCGCGACAAGGACGTCTTCGCCAAGAAGCTTTGCCTCAAACTAAACTTTGATGGCCTGCGAGAGATGCCTTCCCGGGTCGTGACGGATTGGCGATACGTCAACGAGTACGAAGTGGCCAAGCGTCTTTGCGAACAACGTGGCTACAAGCTGCACACTGTCCACATCGTGCGCCACGGCTGGAAGGCCGCCAACGAAGAGGAAGAGATGAACCTGCAGGACATCCTGGCAAACGTACCTATGGACGAAACCATCTTCGGCACATCCGGCGACGAACAGTCCGTCTACGACCACGGCGTGAGGATCGCCAAACTCTGGAACCTATGAGCATCGACCCCTTCACCCTAGCCGGGTACGGAGGCCAGCCCGCCGACCTCTACGACCTCTCCAAGAAGTGGGCCATCTCCCCGAAGCGCCTGACCTTCCTGCTGAACTGCCCTTCCGGCATCCACCGCAAGTTCCTAGCCAACCTCCCGGCCAACCTGCCCGCCGCAGATCGCGCCATCGCCACGGCCTGCAAACTGGCCTACCGCCAAGGCTTCACCGATCACGAGGCCGCCGAGATGGCCAAGGTGCCGCTCGCTAAGGTGCAAGCCTTCCTGGCGTCCCAGAACGTGACGTGGCCGCCGGGGTGCCGTCGCAAGCTCGCGTGGGGCGGCTCGACCACCCTCTTTGCCCGCAAGGAGCGCGGCAACCTGCTGGCCGGCAGCAATTCGGCCTACGAGGTGCCCATCTCCAAGCCCGCAGAAGGCAAGCGGCTGTCCTCCGAAGAGGTGGTCATGATCGCCATGCGCGACGGCCTGACCTTGAAGCAGGCGGAGGCCAAGTACTCCGTCCCCTACCAGACACTCTACCATGCCACGCGGCGGCTGAACGTGAAGGTCACGAAGCAGTACAAGCCTAGGGGCGAGCAGAAGGGGAAGGTGCGCCTGTGAGCGAGAAACCGCCGTTTGACATGAACCCCTTTTTCTGGGGTGTCACGATTGCTTTGCTTTACCTAATCATCGGACGACTCGACGACATCATCAAACTATTGGAGGCAAACAAATGAGCGAGCCGAAGCGATACGACCTTGTGGACAAGCACTACGGCTATTTCCTGTGCCACAAGATTGAAGGTGAATGGGTCAAGTGGGAGGACTACGCCCGCCTCAAGGCCGAGGTCGAGCGGCTGACGGCTGACCTCAACAAGATGACCAAGACCCCTGAGGGTGTCGATTATGTCGAGGTGGATGTGGGCTTCTGGACTAAATCTGGGAGCCGACTGCCATCGTCCTACCGCACCTTCTGGTCGAACGATAAGGGGGTGCAGTCGTGAACGAGCCCATCCGCTTCGTCTTCGCGTCCGACTCCCACGGCGACATGGCCGACCCAGAGGCCCTCGCCGCCCTCTGGGAGTTCTGCAAGGACTACAAGCCCACCGTCCGCATCGCCGGCGGCGACCACTACGACTTCCGCGCCCTCCGCCGTGGCGTCGGCTCGAATGACGCCGAGTCCGGCGAGTCCCTCAAGGGCGACATCATGGCCGGCAACGCCTTCATCCGCCGCTTCTCTCCCACTGTCTGGCTCTGGGGCAACCACGAGCACCGCCTCGACAGCCTGATCTCGACGGCCAGCTCCGCGATGGTCCGCGACTACTGCCACGACGTTAAGTCCGAGATCTGCGCCAACGCCAGGGCATCAGGCTGCAAGGTCATCCTGCCCTACCACGCCGACAAGGGCGTCCACCGACTAGGCCCCGTGGCCTTCGTGCATGGCTACGCGCACGGCGAGAACGCGACAGTGAAGCAGGGCCTCCACTACGCCGTCCACGGCGGCGCCCTGGTACACGGCCACACCCACAACCTCGCCAGCATCGCCCTGACCCAGCACGGCAGCGGGAACGCCTTCAGCGCCGGGTGCCTGTGCCTCAAGGACGAGATGAGCTACGCCTCCCACCGCCTAGCAACCGCCCGCTGGGGCTCCGGCTTCGTGGCCGGCTGGGTGGACGGCGACAACTACAAGGCTTGGCTGGTCCACAAGGTCGGCCGCAAATGGGTCTGGAACACCGGCCTGCGCTTCTTCACCCCAAAGACCAAATGAGCCAAGGCACCAGCGTCGTCGCCAACCACCGCGTCAGGGACGACATCCTCGACGCCATCGTCTCCGAGATCCAGAAGCAGGCCGAGAAGGCCCCGCCAGGCTTCCACCCCATCGACTACTGGGAGAAGCGCTGGAAGTGCAAACGCTCCTGCGCCAAGCGCTACCTCGGCGAAGGCGTCAAGGCCGGCATCCTGGAGCGCATCGAGCTGCGCCGCTACACCGGCAAGTACGTCCGCCGCGCCCCCTACTACGGCCCCGCCCGCAAGAAGGCTCGACAGAAGCCCCCCCGCTAGGCATACCCCTCCCCGCAAGCCATGCAAAACCCCGACGACCTTATCGCCCGGGCAAGGAAGTACCTTGCCACCCTCCCAGAGTCCATCGAAGGCCAGAAGGGGCACGACGCCCTCTTCCGCGCCGCCACTGTGCTGGCCCACGGCTTCGCCTTCGACGACGCCACCGCCCTCGACCTCCTCCGCGAGTACAACGCCACCAAGTGCTCGCCCTCCTGGGACGAGAAGGAGCTGGAGCGCAAGATCCGCGAGGCCGGCCGCCGCGCCCACGACAAGCCCAAGGGTTGGCTGCTCGACGGCGCCAAGCCCCACGTGCCAGACTTTAAACCAGCCAGCGCCAGCGTGAAGATTAGCCAGCCCCCGAAGACCGCCACCCTGGCCGACCTGCCTCCCCCCGCCTCCCCGGCCGTCGTCGCCCCTTCCGACTTCCTCACCTTCACCGACTTCCTTTTCGCGGCCTTCCGTCCCGACGAGCAGGTCCAGATCGAGACGCCCGCCGACCTCGGCGCCGATGGCAAGGGACGCCCCGCCGGCAAAGGCATCGTTAAGACGGCCACCGAGTGGAACAACCTTATCGGCCTCGACGCGCAGCTCGACGGCGGCCCCGCAGGCTCCTTTGTCCGCATCAACCCCGTCAAGGACGCCGACGGCAAGGACTCCAGCATTACCGCCTTCCGCCACGTCCTGCTGGAATGGGACACCGGCACCAAGGAAGAGCAGCGCGCCCGCATCGCCCGATCCAACCTGCCCGTCACCGCCATCGTGGACTCGGGCGGCAAGTCCGTGCACGCTTGGGTCCGCGTTGATGCCAAGGACCGGGCCGAGTATGACGCCCGCGTCGCCCAGGTCTTCGCCCTCTTCGCCGACTGCCCGCCCGACAAGCAGAACAAGAACCCGTCCCGTTTCACCCGCCTGCCTTGCGCGATCCGTGGCGACAAGCGGCAGGCCCTCATTGACATCAACCAGGGATTGCCCAACTGGGAAGCGTGGACGGCATGGAAGGGCCAGCAGGATGAAGCCCTCCAGCAGGCCGCCGACGGCACCGAGGTGTTCGACCTGGAGCAGATGGACGCCTTCGACTCCGCCGCCGACCCCACTGTCCTCGTCGGCCGTGAGCGCCGTTGGCTCTGCAAAGGGTACGCCCTCCAGATCGTCGGCTTCGCCGGCACCGGCAAGTCCACCATGTGCATGCAGATGTGCACCCACTGGGCCCTTGGCCTTAACCTCTTCGGACTCCAGCCCGTCCGCCCGCTCAAAATGCTCCTCATCAACTCGGAGAACGACTTCG